AGTGCTTACCATCCAACTCTTTTGGCTAATCTTATCGGTTACGATTTTTGTGGAAGAGACATTCACCAAGCGTTTGCCGAAATGTATCAAGTGGATTACAAGAAAGCTAAGGAATTAACGTTTAAACAACTATACGGAGGAGTATTTGATCAATATAAGGATCTGGAATTCTTTAAAAAAGTTCAAGTATATACTGACGATATGTGGGCTCGTTTTCAAAATGAGGGTTTTGTTGAGTGTCCTGTTTCAAAACACACATACAAAAATGATGTGTTGGAAGATATGAAACCACAAAAGTTGTTAAATTATGTGTTGCAAAATTTGGAAACCGCTACTAACGTTCGTATCTTGTGGGAAATATTTAAGGTATTGAGAGGTAAAAACACTAAGTTGATATTATACACTTACGATTCGTTTTTATTTGATTTAGACAATAGTGAAAGAGAGTTATTAAAAGAAGTTATAAAAATATTTAAAAAATATAAATTACAAGTAAAACACAGTTATGGAGACACCTACGATTTTGGAGAATAATGTTAATATGTATAAAGTAGACGATTTTATAGACTTTTCTACATTTAATATACGCGATTTGAATAATAAACTATTTTGTACCTTTACCACACTTGAGGGGTTAGATGATTTGATTGATGGGATTACATCTAAATACAAGGTGATGTACAATAAAATATTTGTATTACACGTGAAGAGCAATGATGAGTACGTTTGTACTTACAACATTGACCAGGGTAATATTTCTGAGATACCATCTAATACCATTTTGGTTCACCGTAAAAAGGACTCCAATACATTATATACGATTAATGCTCTAAATGAGTTAATTAAGCGTTTAAATGGTGGAGTTGTTGATACTAGATTTCCAATTGAATGGCAACACTACAAAAATACAATCTTGTTAACTCAGCATGATGAGCTGAAACAGTTAAAAACAAAGATTTACAAAATAATTGAACTTTAGTTTGGATACCCAAATTATTGTTCGTATATTAAGTTATAAATAAAAAATTAGTTATATTATGGATTTAAACGTTATTAAACAACGCTTGGAGTCACTGAACAAGCAAAAAACAAACAACAGTGGTGGAAGTAGTAAGAATCTCTTCTGGAAACCTTCAGTAGGTAAACAATTAATTCGTGTTGTACCTTCTAAGTATAATAAAGCAAACCCATTTACGGAAATGATGTTTTACTACGGAATTGGTAGTAAAAGAGTTATGTCCTCACCTCAAAACTGGGGGGATAAAGATCCGATCATGGAATTTGCTAAGCAACTTAGAGGAACTAACGATAGAGAAAATTGGCGATTAGCTAAAAAGCTTGATGCTAAAGTTCGTATTTTTGCTCCTGTTATAGTAAGAGGACAAGAAGACGAAGGTGTTAAACTATGGCAATTTGGTCAACAAGTTTATCAAGAATTTTTAAATATGGCTGCTGATGATGAAATTGGTGATTTCACTGATATTGTTGCAGGTAGAGATATTAAATTGACTACTGTAGGACCTGAAGTTACAGGAACACCTTACAACAAAACATCAATTGGTCCTTCATTAAAAACAACTCCTTTAGCTGATACTGAGGATATGGTTAAGAATTTACTTGAAAATCAAGCTGATCCTTTTAAAGTATTTAAACCACTTTCTTATGATGAAATGAAAGGTGCATTACAAGAATGGTTATCACCTGAGGATAATGAAGAAGAAGGTTCAATTGTTAAAGAACCAGCTGTAGCATTTGACAATGATGCTAAAGCAGAACCTAAATCTAATTATTCATTGAGTCAACAAACTCCTAAGAAAACAAAAACAGAGCAATTCGATGATTTGTTTGGAGATGATGAAAAAGAAGATGATTTACCATTTTAAATAAAATAATATGCCAAGAGGAAAAAACAGAAAATCACTCTCGGAGGCAGTCTCCTCCGAGATTAAAGCAAACTTTAATTTAGATAGCTTTAAGAGCAAAAAAGGATTATCATCCAAAGCTAAATTTAAAGAACAAACTTGGATTCCATTATCTGATGCTTATCAAGAAATAACATCAGTACCAGGTATCCCTCAAGGTCATATTGTATTGCTTCGTGGGCATTCTGATACGGGTAAAACAACTGCTTTAATTGAAGCAGCCGTATCAGCCCAAAAGCGAGGTATTATGCCAGTTTTCATTATCACTGAGATGAAGTGGTCATGGGAACATGCTAAAATGATGGGACTTGAAGTTAATGAAGTTGTTGACAAAGAAACAGGTGAAGTAATTGATTATAGTGGTAATTTTATCTATGTAGATAGAGAAACTATCAATTCAATCGAAGACGTTGCTGGTTTTATTCTTGATTTGATTGATGAGCAGAAAAAAGGTAATTTACCTTTTGATTTATTATTCTGTTGGGATTCAATTGGATCAGTACCTTGTGAAATGTCGTTAAAGTCAAATAAAAACAATAACGAATGGAATGCAGGTGCTATGTCAACACAATTTGGAAACAATGTTAATCAGCGGATTGTAATGTCTAGAAAGGAAAGTAGTCCTTATACAAATACACTTGTTGCAATTAACAAAGTATGGACTCTTAAAGCAGAATCACCTATGGGGCAACCCAAACTAATGAATAAAGGTGGATATGCAATGTGGTTTGACTCAACATTTGTAGTTACATTTGGTAATGTTATGTCAGCTGGAACATCTAAAATTAAAGCAATTAAAGATGGTAAGCAGGTAGAATTTGCTAAACGTACTAACCTACAAATTGATAAAAATCACATCAATGGAGTTACTACTAGAGGTAAAATTGTAATGACACCTCATGGGTTTATTCTTGATGATGATAAAGCATTAAAATCATATAAGGAAGAACACAAAGAAGCTTGGAAAAAAATTCTAGGTGGTGGTGATTTTATAATTGCCGAAGAGGAACAAGCGTATACTGATATTAGATCACATATAGACGAACCACAATAAATTATGGATAAGAAAGATTTACTAAAACTCCTTGATAATGTTCAGGAGTCAGGAAAGGAGACTGTAGAAGGAGAAAGAGTATTATTGATAGATGGTTTAAATCTATTCTTTAGAAATTTCGCAATGTTAAATATGGTCAATCCTGATGGAGTTCATATTGGGGGTTTAGGTGGATTTTTTCGTTCATTAGGAGCATTAATACGTCAAATCCAACCTACTCAGGTGTACGTAGTATTCGATGGAGCAGGTTCTTCAAATAATAGGAAGAACCTCCTCCCTGAATATAAATCGGGTAGGAATTTACAACGTATTACTAATTGGGATGCTTTTGATGATTTAGAAGATGAAGATGATGCTAAAATAGATCAAATAGTTAGAATTATTCAATATCTAAAAGCATTACCAGTTAAAACAGTATCATTAGATAAAGTAGAAGCTGATGATATTATTGCATATTTGGGATCTGTAATCCCTCAAACACCAAAAGATAAAGTATTTATAGTTTCTTCTGATAAGGATTTTTTACAGTTAATAAATGAAAATGTAATTGTATATCGTCCTATGGAAAAAGAATATTATACTGAATCTACAGTTATAGAAAAATTTAAAATGTCTCCTAATAATTTTATATTATATAAAACCTTAATGGGTGATAATTCAGATAAAGTTGCAGGAGTTAAAGGATTAGGTCCTAAGAAATTATATAAACTATTTCCTGAATTAGGTGAAAAAGATATGACATTAGATGATATCTATGATATATGTGAGGCTAAATTTAAAGAAAATGTAATATATGCTCGTGTTATCCAAACAATTGATAGCTTAGAGAAAAATTACAAAATCATGGATTTATCAAATCCAATGTTAGACGAAAATGATAAAAGATATTTAAACCAGGTTGTCAAATCAGAAAAACCTACTTACCTTCCAGACCAGTTTTTAGCAATGTATAATACTGATAAGTTAGGTAATATAATTAGAAATGTTGAATACTGGATTAAAGATATTTTTGAAAAATTAAGCTAAATTAAACAAGTTATAAAAAATAAGTTATATGACATTAAATACTCTTCAACAATATGGAACAGCGTTCCAAATTAAAGTAATCTCAGCATTACTAACCCATAAAGATTTTTTAATAAATATTAATGATATTATCAGTGATGAGTATTGGGATAATCAAGCACATAAGTGGATTATAAAAGAAATTATTAGGTACTATGAAAAGTACCACACTACACCTTCAATGGATATTTTAAAAGTAGAATTGAAGAAAGTAGACAATGAAGTACTTGGAGTTT